TCAACCTTCACGTAAAATACTATCCAGTTTCTGAGCATAGATCAGCAAATGCGTTGGAGACAAATGAGCGTACTTTTTAACCATCTCAATGCTTTCCCATCCTCCCATTTCCTGCAAGGCAGAAAGTGGAACGCCAGCTTGCACAAGCCAGCTTGCCCAAGTGTGCCGGAGGTCGTGAAAACGGAAATCCTCGATGCCCGCTTTTTTTAGCGCGGCGCGCCAGGCGTTATTGTCATCCACCCGCATTTTTCTAACTGCGGGCGTCAGCGTTCCATCCGGTCGATGTTTTGCCGTGGTGTGAACGAACACCCACTGGGAATGTTTTCCCGCCTGCCTTTCAAGGATATCGCAAGCACTTTGATTCAAAGCCACGCCAATTGCTTGACCAGACTTAGACTCTTCAGATGGAATCCATGCGACCCGACGAGCAATGTCAACCTGCTGCCACTGAAGATTAATGATATTTGAACGTCTAAGCCCTGTTGCAAGAGCAAATTCAACAACTGATTTTAATGGTTCACTACAAGCATTTATAAGTTTTTTGGCTTCGTAAGGTTTCAACCAACGTACGCGAGTATTCTTGACAGGATAAAGACGAATGTAAGGCATTTTTTCGAGCCATCTCCATTCAAGCCATGATTTGCGAAGTAGAGCCTTCATAAATGCAAGGTGCGTGTTCTTTGTCGCCATCGAGACGGCTTTTGGAACATACTTTGATGGGGCCAGTGCTGAGGCATTACAAGCCAGATACTTGGCTCTCCAGTTCTGTTCATACTTCTGATTAATCATTGAGTTAACAGCTTGGTAAATCATATCCACTGTTATTTCATCAAGGTATCTTGTCCCAAAGAATGCCTGCCAGAACATAATTCTTTTTTTGTCATCACATAACGTTTTTTTACCCGATTTCTCTTTCAGCCAGCGTATGCATGCCTTTTCAAAAGTTACACGTGGTATGTATCCAAGCCTTGATGAGCACCATGATTCGTACTTAACTTTGTCATACAACTCTGAAGCAAGTTTTTTATCGGTTGTCCCCATAGATTTGCGGACTCTCTTACCTTCGTAATTTTTATAGTCAACGTACCAAATGTTGCCTCTTTGATAAAATGCCATATCCGCCTCGCGATGGTGTGCTGATCTCCTTCTGTAAGTTTGGTAAAAATTTCTCTATATACATGCAAAATGTGTTGGTTCGGTTGGTTCAGTTGCCTCAAAACGTAAAGTCCATTGTTTTATTTGGATATTTATCAAAAAAGTGAACCAACACCACCAGATTTTGAACCAACATTTAGCTGAGTGAACCAACATGCATCCAGTTTATGAGGTGAAACCGATGAAAATTTATCTTATGGACCTGAAACAGGTATGTGAAGCAACCGGGTTTGGGAAGACAGCTATCTACAAATGGATGGGCAAAGGTACTTTCCCTTATCCAGTGAAGATTGGGCGCAGTGTCCGCTGGCCATCTAATGAAATTGAGGCATGGATAAATGGGCATATATCTCATCGAGATAGAGGTACCGACTAAGTCGGTTTTACATACGGGACAGCCCTTCATGTACTCTAGATATGGCTCTAAAGGTGATATTTTCCCACCTCTAGCCAACAACAGGGTAACCGTTGGTTACCCTGTTCTCCTGGACGGTTCCCTCTTACATCCGGGATTTTCCCGCATGTACGGGACAGGCAAATTTAATACGGCCGATCGTCCCTATAGTATGCAGCGCCAACCACGACGCACGTTTACCAATCAGCGCAATCCAAATCCGTATCAAACAGTATAAATTTAACACGCATCTTTTTTGGATGCTCCTGTAAGTATTTCAACTCCAGACTATCGCCAGCGCGGTTCCTTCTGCGTCAGTAGTTATCAAATTTCCAAAGCATTCCAAAATTTATGACCACCAGCGCCTCACACCCAAGGTTAGGATGGATGGAGAAAATAGTCAGTTATGCGAAACCTAATCCGTATAACATCGTTATACAGTTGTATACTGTATAGACCGAAAACACTGATATGGCGGCCCCTCATGAGCAAATCCAATCTTGTAGCATTCCGCGTTCCGGCTGAATTGCATGACGCATTTAATCAGGCTGTAGCGGCGGCGGTGGCGCTCTTTGGTCTGTAGTGACTGTGCCGGCCCATTGTGAATGGTGTAGTGGGTATGGTTATCAAGTACTTCACCGTTCAGCCTGGGTATTGTTAGCTCTGTTATCTCACGGCCTAGCAAAGGCATTTACCCGTCTCATTCTGAGATCAAGAAAAAAAATCTGGAAGATTGATTTTTACGTGCTTCAAACGGCAGTGTTGTTTACCGTCATACCTTACAGAAAAAAATGCTCAGACCAGATTTAGCGCGGTTCCACAGATATCAAGCACGAATTTATGTATAAGGCTGGTGGCTTTAACTGACGGTTTTTTTTGACGTTATGTTGATCTAATCTTGACGCATTTTTGAGGAACATAACATCAAAATTTGACGAATTTTGTGTAAGGCATGACACCTAATTTTGACTTTTCCCGAGGCAAGCATATCAGCTGGTGGATGTTATTTCTAAGACTTGCTACAACAGTTTCATTTTACTGAAGAAACCCATTACCTCTTCATAGCGATAAAGTGCGCCGCCTTTGGGAGTACCAATCTCAGTAACAGGTGAAGGGAAAGGAGTCGGAAACGCTGGCCATCTGCGCAATCCAGCAACTAGTGATTCTGGTACGGCAGATATTCTTGTCATTAGCAGTTTGCTCTCTGTTGTTGGCTGAAACACCAGATAGACAATTACCTTACCGTGATCTTACCGTATTCATGGGGTAGCCTTTTTGGATGCCCGTTCAAATGACCTAATTGACGCCTCCGCTTTGCGCATCACCCGGGCAAACCCTTTAGCGTCCCTCGGTTCTTTCAACCGCCAGTAAGCTGATTCAGTCTTTAGCAGCCGAGAGCGCTTTTTCTCGAAGGTTTCCCATCGCATGCCGGCAGGCTTCGGAAACTTGAGCGGGCTATTTAGCAGGCTGCCCGCGGGTGGGTAATCATCCCCCCATAGATCATGCCTCTGCTTCCACACACTGCGCCGTAAGCGAGCGGTCTCATCTTCACTCTGGCTGGCATAGTGAAGGCTCCAGCATTTACGACACCCTACGTCCTTCCGGCCAATAAATAATTTCGCAACCCGGCCACCACAATGCGGGCAAATATACCATCTCCGGTAACCAAAACCTGCCCGGGTGATCGTGATGCCAATAACCCGCATTACCCCGTTGATTGTCGCGCTGTACCCGCCAGAGACCAGAGAGAAGTACACCCTTCCACTATCGGTATCACAAAAAACCTGTGTTTTCGGGCTCGAATCCACCAGCTTTCTTTGCATATCTGCCAGAAACTGGAGGTTAATCCGTGGTAGCGCAGAGGTGTAAACCCGCGTCGGCTCTCTCATTGGCTCAGATCTCCGCTAAAAAAATACGCAAATGAATACGAAATTATATGAGTTCTGCACAATTGGTTACGGCGAATGCGACCTAATAATCGTTGCTATAACCTTAACAATTGTTAACCACTCATGGGGTAAACGGTTTTTCCGCATGTATCGGTTCCGTTTTTTCCGCTATCAGCGTTTTGATAACTCCCGCTGGAAAGCAGCCGCCATCTGCGGCTTCGCATCAGCAACACCATGCTGCAAAAACTCTTTCCTTGCTCTTGGCAGGGTGAACTTCTGCGGGATGTTCGGATCTGCTACATAGATTGCGTAATTTGCTGAATATCCGATGCGGCCAGTGATACGCGTCCCGTTAGTGATAACCTCTTTAAACTGCGAGTTAATCAGGGTGCTGGTATCAACTGGCGTATAGATTGCGGCTACGAGTCCGGCCTCATGCAAAGCTGCTGTCATTGCGCGAGGTAAGCGCCGCCCGGTAATGTCCTTCACCAGCGCATTCATGTTGCGCCGAATGTTGTTCATGCCCCTGCCTTTAATACCCATATTCGCTACCCCAATTCTCGCGATTCGCTATAATTAAGCTTAATCATTGACTTACATCGCCACGCGCAGAACACACTTAAACAAGTACGCACTGAAAAAACTTCTTTTTGCTGCGTACCGTGCTGCGTACTGCGAACCTAAAAACTTTGACGGCTCAAGTCTCATTGTTGTTCTTAGCCCGCTACTGGCGCTGGTTTAAGAATGCCCGCGTTTTAAATCCGTCCAGTACAGTCTAATATTTAAAGCTGTTTTGCTGTTAACCTGCCTGCTAACCTCCCTTTTGTTAACCAGAGCATCAGCCTTTGCTTTCACTTTTGCGGATAGGTCTTTCTCCCGCCCTTCTTTGTTTGCCCGCTTGTTAATGGATACGTGGCTAATGCTGTGCTGCGATGCGATTTTACGGAGAGACATCACCTCGGCCCGGTACGCCGTCTCGATGGCCTCCCAGTCGGGTTTGCTCATATCTTCCTTATTTTATCTGTTCGGCACCGCCACTCATAGCCGCGCCATTACGGCTTTCTTTTTCCCTGCCGGCATGACTGGGCTTGTCTCTTATAAGAGACAAAAGCTGCGCAGAAGCAATTAAGACTCACTATAGGAGACCTTGTCCAACGCGTTGGACATTTAATAGTGGCGAGTATTGGAGGCAAAGTAACCAACCAATGCCTTTAATGTTACCGGAGTAGGAACAGATACACGGGGGACTTAAGTAACACACTAGAGATAACAACATTAGCCCATGACAAAGGAGGAAAAATGCTGGAATACCTAAAGGCCTTATCGCCTTACGCAGCATCCATCAACTACATCACCTTTCTTATTTGCCTTCTGATAGCAAAATATTTCGGCGTTCTTCAATACTTCTAATCCCCGCCTGATCCAGATTGTACTGCCCCAGCGCAGAGTAAAGCTTCGCGTTTAACTCCAGACTAGCCTGCCACGTGAACGGAACCTCCATTCCGGGGATCGGTGTGTCTACAGTAAAGTCAGCGCTTATAGGGACCACCGGCGCCGGGACGTAAATCGTCCGCGACGTCTGCCAGGCTGTATCCTGCGTCATGTTCTGATCGGCACGCTGCGGAAGCGGCAGGAACGGAGGGTATTGAACAGTTGCCACGTTTCCTCCGGGCATTAAAAACCCGCCGGAGCGGGTTTGGTTTAGTAAACGCAGTTACAAGTTAAAACAACTTGTTGATTACCGATGAAAAGTCCGGGAAGTCGGCTATCGTCATGAGCCTAACGCAATCTTTCTCAAGGATTATGACGTTAATTTGCCCGCCAATATAAACTCTTTCAGCACTTGGCATTGCATCCTGTATTGCCCTTTGTTCAAACATCATTGCCTTGATAATTCCCAAGATGTCTTCCCCGTCAGGGACTGAGCACTCTGGTTTGTAAAACCAACCATGAATTATTTCCTCTGACCTGAAGTATTCTGAAGAGCGGTAGGCAAATCTCTTTATTCTTCCCGATGCCTGAGAGATTCCAACATGATAGATAGTAACCGTGCACTCATCCCCTACGTTGTATTCCTTCTTATACTCCTCCCACATATCCTTTAGTGTGGATGGAGCATGGTAATCAAGATTATCCACGTCTAATAAAATCATGCGGCTGTTTACAAATTCCGCCCAGCGAGCATGAAATCCACCCGTTCCTGTGCCGCATATAATCGTTTTTATAGTTGGTAGATATGTCGCTTTATTGGTAAGGATAAAGGGATTCCCTTCGGCATCCACGCCAAGAGTATCCGTCGCTACAATTGCGAATTCATCCGTAGAGAAGCAGATGAGTGAAGACATGGCATTTCCTTTTATCTCATAATTAGAAGGATCCACCGGCTTTCATGGAAAGTCCGAACCTATCCATCATACCAGATGTCATCGGCCCACCACGGTCTAGATCGTTTAAGAAAGCATCCACAGTCACCACATTACCTTCTTGCTTTGCTTGGGCTTCAAATGAATGTTGCCCGCCAGTGGTCTGGTCGTAGAATTGGATATTGACCTCTATAGGCCTCGACGACTGCGATTCAGTTGAACCGCTGCTGCTGCTTTGGCTAAGGTACTCGCTACCGGTTGATGCCTTCTTGATGGTCGGCGCTCCGCTGGTTACATCCTTGTTGCTGAATACTCGGCCATCATCACCGGGTATCATGAACAGCCCTTTACTGGTCTGCATGAGTTCCGGTAGGTTTCCTTCGCCTACGGGGTACACTCCACCAGCAGTTACAGGGCCGCCATTTTTTCGGCCACCAAGCACACTCGTTACCAACCCAGCAGCTTGCGCCCCCTGATACGCGGTTAAGCCTGTCGCCGAGGCTGTTCCCCCAGTAGCAATTGAGGCGGCAATTGCTGCCGGCGCCCAAGCTGCAAGTGCCGTAGCCCCTCCTGCAATGGCAGACGCAGCATTTGCCGCTTGAGCCGCCGCGCCCAATGTCTGAGACAGGATGAAGTTCTTCAGCATCTCCACACCCACCTGGGCAATGCTGTTGATCACGCTGTTCAGGATGGTGTTGCCCAGTGACCGCATCGCCTCCTGTGCTGACATTGTGCCGGTTAGCAGACCGGTGATCGCATTGGAGGCATTCCCGCTAAACGCATCCACCGCACTCGTCAGCATGTTATAGCCGAGGCTCTGCTGGCTTAATAGCTGCCACTGCGCTGCTGTCATCTGCTCGTTGAACTGGTTCTCCTGAGCTGTTCTCAGGGCCAGATACTGAGCATCCGTAGCTGATTTGGCAGCGATGAACTGATCGTAATTGATTTTTCCCTGCTGATAGCTCTGCTGGAGTATTGCCTGTTCCTGCTGCTGGTACTGCTGCATGAGGGCCAGCTTCTGGTTGTTTTCATTGACCAGTTGCTGTACCGGGTCAACTTCAGCGCGGGCGGCTGCTATCGGGTTTGCTGTTTGCTCCTGAGCGCGGATTTTTGCCAGATTGACTTGATGCTGCTGCTCCATTAACTCAGATTGCTGGTTATAGGTTTTCTGGTCAATCATCTGGCCGTCTAGTTGACGTTTTAGCTGGTCTCGACCATCTGAATAAGTTTTATTTTCCTTACGCACAGGGTCATTGCTGATCGCATCATTAAGGTCTTTCTGGCGCTGCTGAGCGTCAAATAACTGCCCGGCCAACTCACGTACTCTTTCCTTCTGCGCATCGGTAGCCTTCGCTCCGAGAGCGGCCACGGCATTAAACTGCGCGGCCTCTCTGGTGCTCTCGTCATAGCGCATTGTCAAAACGGCAATCTGCCGCTGCAGGCTGTCGATTGAATCGTCTCCGCGAGCAAAGGCATTCTTCGCAGGCTTATCCTGCTTTTTCTTGGCGTCGGCAATTTGCTTGTCCAGAACAGCAGCGGCATCGGCATATTTCTTATCGTCAATTAGCCCTTTAGCCCTATCTTTGCTTAATTGCTCGCGCTGCTGGGTAAGCTTATCAACTACTGTTTGGCCAGATTTAATGATCGAATTGGCGTTGTTCTCTGCAGTTTTCTTTTCGAGATTGGTGATATAAGCTGGCTTAGATCCATCTACAGAACCTGATGCCACCTTCCCAATATCAGAATAAAGAGATTTAGCTTGTTCGAGGGCAGCAATTTGACCTTTGATAGCATCTATTTGTGTTTTAGTACCTGCGTCAGTGTAGATAGAAGCTTTGGAAACTGTATTGTAAGCTGCTTCAGTTACAGCTAATTTTTTATTCAGAGAATCCAACTGCGCATCTATCGCAACAATAGGATCTACATTTCCGGTGGCTATGGAGATAGAAAGGGCAGTTTGGTCGAGAAGTTTTGCCAAATAGCGCGACCCACCGATAGCATCATCAATTTTGGATATAGCTACCCCGAACTGAGTAATCAAAGCATTTGTTGCCTGCGATACAGTGCGCGGCATCGTCTCAAACTGCTGGTTGATTTCATCGGACCGCTTTTCGATTGCCGCTAGCACTTCACCAATATCTAACTTGCCGGCCAGCATCAACTGGCGGAGCTCATTAAATGGAATTCCCATGCCATCGGCAATCTGCCTCGCTAGCTCAGGCATCTGCTCCAGCACTGAGTTAAACTCTTCAGCCTGAATTCTGCCGGATGCTACCGACTGCATAAATTGCCTTAGCGCATTAGCCATTTCCTGAGCTGATGAGCCGCCAATAGTGCCAATCTTCTGCAGCGTCATCACAAGTCTGTTAACATCGCTGTTAGTAGCACCTACGGTTTTCAGTGTGGCGGTGAGCTGCTGCCAGAGGTTGACGGTATCCCCAAGGCTGGCCCCGGTTGTCGAAGCAATACTCACAAGCTGCTGAAAACTCCGCGCACCTTCCTCTGAACTTGAAGATAAACGTGTTACTCGCGCCTGAAGTAATGTGAATTCCTCAGACAACTGCTGGAGCTTCATCAACGCCTGAATTGATATGTACCCCTTAACGGCCACAGCAAGGCGTGAGAACCCCCCTCCCAACTTATCGAGACTTTTATCAAGTTTTTCTGCGGAGTTGCCAACCCTTTTGACTGATGTCTCAATCTGTTTTAGGGCCGCGTCAGCAGCGCGCTGCCCAGAAAGCAATTTTGCTACATCCGCCTCAATCTCTATCGTGTAATCGCCAAAGCCTGTTGTCATGCTCACCTCAATGGATGGTTATTACCTTATTTTTTCTCAGGGATATGGTGTTCATGACTGTAATTACATGGCGACCATGCTCAGTAAGCCGATACTCCGGGCCATCAAAAGAAATAAACTCCATCAACATTCGATAGGCCTTACGCTCGAAGGCCGAGTCAAACTTATCTTTGGACGCACTCACAGCGTTATCAACAAGTCCGACTGAAAGTAGAGGGGCTTCGACACACCCGCTAACGCCATCCACGGTAAGAACGTTGCTACCCGTTTCCCGGCGCAGATCGCGGATATAGGTTTCGGCAATCACCTCAGCCAATCTCTGTAGTTGCTCCATCACCCACCCCGCTTAACGGATTCAAGACCCTTAGCAACCAATGCGCGGGCAATAGCGTTTACCGTTGGTGCTACACCAATCGGAGAACGCTTGCGCTCCTCTTCCTGAATTTCACGAATGGACTGAAGATGCTCCCGGCAAAGTGCTACCGTGATTTGCGATCGGTTCATCTGCTTACCCCTGATATTTATACAGTCAATTTATATTGTAGTTTATGCAACATAAATGGCAAGCATTGCAATTTATGAAATGAAAAAGGTACAAAAAACCCGCCGGAGCGGGTTTGCCTTGAGGTTACTTGCAGGGGTTAATCGTATTTGCACTATTCGTGCTTGTTGGAAGATCATCTACTGTCTTCCCTTCAACTACGTACACAACACCGGAAGAGAAAAAACCCTTTGATTTCATCGTTAGCGCAATGACAAAAGGCGAGTACCCTGAATATGCCCCAAAGCTGTTCTTTGAGTTCACCTCACCACAGACAAGCATTGCGATAGAGCCATCATCCTTTTCACCAACTTTTTTTGACACAACATCTCTAAATTGGGTAGATGATGGATCTTTCATGTCGTGCGATATCTCGCTTTTAGCCAACTCTATGGCTTTCTCTTCTGTAGGCTTACATGCCGTGAGAAATAAAAGTGATGAAATTAATACCATAATAATTTTCATTGATGCCACCCTTGCTTGACGATGTCGATTTATAAATCTTTGCCACAAAATCGGCACAATATTGCTTCTTTTTTTATTGTTTCGGCGCAATACGGACATTTTTTAGTATCGTCCACTGAACCGCCACCAGCAGAATCCGCGCCAAACACCTGTGGTTCAAGCTTAACCACTCCGGGGTTTGTGAAAGACCAGACAAGCGCGGCTATCCAACCCAAGAAGCTCCAGCCCAGGACAATATTTAACACCCATATTGCCGTAGCGTTTTTATGCTCCCTTGAACTGGCTATAACGCCGGGAAGAACATAAATTATAATAGCGAATATCAACACAATGATGTGCCATACTGACATCAACTTATCCCCAAAAGTAAATGAAGTATTATCGTAACATCGAAGAAGACTAATCCAATACAGCCACTTTCATCGACTTGTTTTTAACCTGAACGCCTCGCCGTTTGGCTGAGTAATCCCCATGCGGCGCCGGGTCTCCCCGGCTGCTTTGTGAAGGCCACCGAAATCTTCTGCAGAGGCTGGTGGGCGCTTAACTATCTTCCGCCACAGCCCGTCTCAACGACCATTTTCGAGCGCTATCAGTCTTTATAGGCAGAACTCATCAAGATTGCCTATCTATAGGCATAACACACCATTCCTGCCATACATAGCCAGAACACACCGTTTCTGCCTATAAATAAAATATGGGCATTTTCATGGGGCGGTATGATTCTACATGTAATGCTCAAACTGCTACGCAGCAACGGTGACCAGCATGAACAGAACGACGAGGACAACGCCCATCACCCTGCCCCTTGTAAAGAATGCCACTCCTGCAGAGAGACCAATTAACGCCAGGGTGACTGGCCAGATAGCAATTGCTGACAAGTAGGCCGCTATCAGGTAATCCTTTGTCAAACCTTATATCTCTTTTTCTTTCAGGGCTTTTGTAACTACCGAACACATAACAGGCTAATTATCAAAACATAATCAGAGCCCTGTGATAACAGGGCTCGCATTTTTCTGGTTATTCAAAGAGAGCTTTTTTTCGCTGCTTCAACCTCAGCTTCACAAACATCATAGTTATTGAAATTATACTGAAGGAAGATATATCCTTTATCAGAACTGTTTGCTCTAGCTTCGATCGATACGGAAGTTAATTTACTTTTTAGTGGAGCCTCTGCAGTTCCTTTCCACTCAGCTGACAAATATCTTTCATGCTTATACAATCCCATCATCCAGTCTCTGGGGTCTTTCCATATTGAACCAGCCAGAAGGAAATCATTTTCCTTGGCCTTTCCATAGATAGAAGATAGTGACTCCATGAGCTCTTTAAATCTTGACTTGATAGTAAAGCCATAACTATCTGTATCAATATCTTTCCCAAGAGCTCTTATTTGGCATAGCCCTACTGTTGGAGATATCAACAGCCCATACGCCTCAAAGCCAGCATTCATTTTGGGTAAAGAGTTAGCCGTATAAAGATTGACATTATTCGCCATTGGCTCAAGCTCTTCACCAATCATGTCTTCAATATTTTTCCTAGACAAACCGGCCTCTAAACCGAATGGTCCTTCACCTGGTGGAAGTAACGGCGTTCTGGTGGAATGGGGTTCTGCTTTGTCTGCTTGTTTTTCTGTGATTGCTTCGTTTGCTTGCTCATTAGGTACTTTCACTTCAGCTAACCCATACGTTGCCGAAAGGTATCTCTGTTGAAGCATCGCCCTTGTTTGCTCCTGCGTCGCAATAGCAGATAGTTTCAGTGCCTGTAGCAGACCACCACTGTACTGACTTGCATCTTTCTTAGCATCGGCAATCTGTGTATCAAGAGTTTCAATTTCAGTTTTTAATGCCGCCGCTGCTTCAGGATTTGGTTTAACACCGCTAACAGATATCTCAATCTTAGCCCCCGACTCAATCGCGTTAATACGCTGCTCCAAAAGGGCTTTATTAGTCCCTAAGACTTCAAGCCTGGCTGTTATAAGATTTCTAATTAACCCCCCAGTATACTGCCCCTGCTGTGATTTAGCCTCGACAATTTCTTGTTCAGCCTTAGCTAGTTCGCTACGGAGACTTGCAACTTCCTGCTTCTGCTCAGGGGTTAAATCCTTTGGCCCACACCCAGCCAAGAGGCTAGTGGCAATAACGCATGCTAAAAGTGTCTTTTTCATATCCCTAATCTCATTATGTCACCTAGGATTTATCCTAACATCAATCGAAGCAGCAAAAAATCACCGCCAATTCCTGTAGTAGGTAGAAACGAATGGATCACCGTGTCGATGTAGCACGGAGTTAACACGTACCCCTGATAAATACACAGGTATCGCCACTCCTGATTCCGATCTAATATTGAGCTATATCATCTGCATACCCCGTACGCATAGCTCTGACTGTTCTTCTGCGCCAGCTCAAAATCGTGGTTCTCTGCATTGCTATGTGGTACTCGCTATGAGAGTTATGGTGCTGGAATCCTGCTTTAAATTAATCGATTCAAGGAGGATCTATGAGGATAGGCATTGCCTTCCCGGTGATCGTGTTTATCGTTGCCGTCGTGTTTCTGGCGTGGTTCATTCTGAGTGGTTATGCCAATCCAGGATCTTAATCTTAGTGAGGAGTTTCATCTGACTGATGGGGCTGGTATGCATAGTGATTTGGCTGGCTAGGTGCGTTTATGTGTCTTACAAAAGATGAGAAAATTTGGTCATTTTGAGATTGAGCCAAGTTGACGCTACTTTGCTATTGAACCAGAATGAATTGCGGTTAATGGATGTTAATAGAAATTGGTGAAGCATGGCGCAGGCGTTTATAAATACAAAAATGCTGACATGGGCTAGAGAAAGAGCCAATCTTTCAACTAGTTATATAGCATTAAAAATGAAAAAAGATCCTGAGCTCATCGAGAGATGGGAGAATGGCACACGCCCCATCACTTTTAACGAAGCACAAAAATTTGCCGATTTGACTCACACCCCTTTTGGATGTCTTTATCTGGATGAGCCAACCGTTGAAACACTGCCAATACCAGACCGTCGGACGGTAGGCAGCAGAGACATTGATGTCTCTGCTGAGTTAAGGGATACCCTTAGCGATGTAATGATTAAAATTGACTGGTACAAGGAATACTCTATTGAGAGTGGGCTGGATACTGTCGAACTAGTAGGAAAGTACAATAAAAACACAGCATATACCACGCTTGTTAACGAACTGAGACATAAGCTTAGGGTCACGATCCCACCTCGTTCAGGAAAATGGGAGGACTTTTTTTCAACTTTAATAAAAGAAGTTGAAAGGAATGGCATCTTAGTTATGAAAAATGGTGTTGTAAAAAACAACACTCATAGGCCTATTAGTGTTGATGATTTTCGCGGGTTCTGCATAGCAGATAAACGAGCTCCGGTGATATTCATTAACAATAATGATGCAAAATCCGCCCAACTATTCACCCTAATTCACGAATTATCTCATTTGATGATCGGTGAATCTGCTATCAGTGATCTGGCATATCAAGCTAAGTCTAGTGAAGAAGTTCTTTGTAATGCTGTAGCAGCAGAGTATTTAGTTCCTGAGTCTATTTTCAAAGAGCAATGGGTTCGTACAGAAGACTGGGAGGAGAACATTCCTCATTTAATAAATATTTTCAAAGTTAGTCGCTGGGTAGTTGCAAGGAGAGCTTTGTCTCTTGGCTATATCAGAGATGATGAATATTTGTCTTATGTAAGAAGGATTAACGATAAGACTCCCGGTGGTGGGGGTAGCTATCCGAGAACACAAAAAGGTAGGGTCAGTGAAACATTCGCAAAAGCTGTTGTCACACAAGCTCTTGAAGGTAAATTACTTCTTCGTGAAGCCCAAAGGCTAACTGGCATCAGACCCAGTAAATTAAATGAATTTGCGCAGAAGGAACTAGGGCTTTGACATACATCATCGACTCAAACATATTTATCGAAGCGCAGAACACTTACTACTGCTTTGATATCTGTCCTGGTTTTTGGGATTTCCTTTCTGAACGATTTCATTCCGGTGAACTCATTAGCATACGCAATGTATACGATGAGATTGCTAATAAAGATGATGTCATATTCGATTGGCTTAGAGATCGCAAGCATTATTTCGATAGTGTTGATGATGAGAATACACAGAAAAATTTTGCTGCCATAGCAAACTACGTTCAGAAAGAGTATTCTTCAAGAAAGCCTAACAACCCTAATATTGCATCATTCTTAAGCGTAGCGGATCCTTGGCTCATTGCAAAAGCAAAAACTCTTTCTGCTACACTCGTTACCCATGAAGTGAGAGCTGGGAACGGGAGTTTCAAACCGAAAATCCCCGATATATGTGATAAGTTTGGTGTAGCAACAATCAGGACAAACGAGCTACTGAGAAACCTACAAATCAAGTTTATTAAAGAGATAAAAAAATAAACATTGCAAAATTCAAACCCGCGAATATTCGCGGGCTTATCAAATATCTATTATTGGTAATAGTCTTTACCAATAAGGTTCATCAGTATAGCATCCATCTCATCTCGCCCTTCGTGTCGGTCACTTTTGAGTAGCCATTTCAGCACATCAATAGCCTCCTGCTGGTGGATAGGACTGATCGTAGCAAGTTGGGTATCAAGCCAGTCCTCTCGATCATAGACCTCCTGACTCAGCCCTTCAGAATACTGGTGACCTAACTCTCGCCCAGCAGCATCGCGTATCCAATAAAGCCACGTCCAGTAATCAAATTCGCGGACAACATCGGATAGTGTGTGAGGTGAAGGCAGTACATCCGTGAAACCATGATGTGCATCTTTCCGAGCATCATCCAGTTCCAGATATCGCTCGATACCTGAAATACTTCCATCGGCGACTTCTTCCCTCGTCAGCCCAAAATCCTCATCTACCAGAAATGCAGATCGTGAGATGAGCAACTCTGCTTCTACTGGTTCCATAGCAGCTTCATAACTACCAAACACAGCACGAACTTCGCTGGCCTTCCTGATATTCTCCCTGGCAAGCTTGAGGTAGTGCTGAGGATCATCCATGAAAAAGGTACCGAAAGCGGTTTGCAATATGTCAGCACCATTAGCGACCATCCAGTCACGATACCGTTTCTCTACGTCTTTTGGGCTAATGGTAAGCTTCTCAAGTGCTGCCTCTGCAGCATCCAGATGTGCTGGCTCATTCAGCTTAATCACTTCCAGCCCCCACAAATAAGCATCGGTCTGCTTATGACCAGTGATGACCTTTTGGGGCGGCAGTGCCTTTGTTAACGCAGGTACGTTCGAAAAGCGCGCCTCAGGGATAGTGAAAAGAACCTTGTGAGCCGGATTATCAGCGAACAATCCACTGCGCTGGCAGAAGCTACTCACAGTGCTGGGCTTAAGTCCCATTTTATTCGCGATGGTGCGATACCCTACACCACTACGTTTGAGGCGAGCGATTTCCGCCTTCTGTTCTGTAGTCAGTCGCATGTTACTGATCCATACCCATGTCAAAAATCATCGTCATACGGAGGTGTCTGGTCGTATCCTTCATACCCGTTCGCGGGCGGTTGCTGCTCCTGGGCCCGGCGCAGGGCATCAGTAGCCTGTCCTTGTTGACCTACTTTACCGCCTGGGCGGACCGTTCTGGCGCTGAGTACACTGTCCGCAATAACCTGATAACCTTGCTGCATACCACCATCCTGACCAGTCCACTGATTGAGCTGCATATTGCCCGCCACGCTGACAAGGTCGCCTTTATGGTGTTTGGCCAGCGCGTCAGCCTGCTTACCAAAGGCAATCACGCCCAACCAGAAAGTAGCCTCTCCGTTATCTGCCGCATTACAGGGCAGAGCTACCGCCAGGCGGGCCATTGTCATGTTCGTACCTTTTCCCGTTGTTCTGGTCTGCGGGTCGGCCACTAGCCGGCCATACGCTGAAATTTGAGCTGTCATCGCAGTGATCCTCTCTTCTGATACCCTGTACCTGATTCAGTGTTGGTTCAAACTGGTAGTTTGTTGCCTCAATGTTGGTTCATTTTTTAAACATGAAACCTTATTAAACAGATATATATAACTACTGAGGCAACTGAACCAACTGAACCAACACTTAATCTACACACATGAAAGAGTGCTTTTACTCTGGCTGGCCATCGTCCGGCAGATACTGCAGGACATAAACCCGAATCTGTCGCCCATCAATGCGTGGTGACTTTCTCTGAAACCCCCGGCCTGAAGTCGGCGGTGTCAGCATGCCAGCTTTCTTCAATACCTCCGCAAACTGACGAGTGTTAAAGCCGCGGGCGATCTCCCCTTCGAAGGCTGCCGGGAAGGTGTAGAACATCATCGGGTCAGTCTCATGACCGCCCTTCTGCCGGTATCCCGCCATGTTGGAGATGGGGAGACTGGTCGGGTCATACGGGAACGGTGCAAAGCGGCTCATGCCGTAAGCGTTCAGGAATGCCTCTGTCTGCTCAATAATTTGCTGATGCTCTTTGTTGCCGGTACCGAATTCACGCAGCCAGGCGTTATAGCTGTACTGAATAGCATCCCGACACGTCTGCTCATCCCAGCCGGTGATCACATTACCTAACAATAGTGCGGCTTCCAGAATGGCAAACCGGGCGCCAACACGATGGACCTGCTCCCCGTAATCCGACGGGATCAGACTACGCCAGCGCTCTTCCGCTGCTCTGACGGCGTTCACCGCCTCTTGCTGGTGGTCAGCCAGCCATTTCACCCACTCACGCCCAGCCACTCCATGGTGATGCTGGTATGCATCTTTGAGGGCATCGGCATGGTGTTTGCCGTTGGCATGCTCATGGAAACGAACAGCCCGGCGCATCGGGATATTCAGCAGGCGAACCAGCTGGCCTGCTTTAGCCTTGCGACCGGCGCTCGCAATGAAGGTTTCCAGATCCATCTCACCGGTACTGATGGCCACAGTACGCCAGCGCTTCAGATCAGGTTCCCCCCCTCCTTCGCGCCCTGCAGCTTACCCGTACCATTAAATAGCGCGTAGGCAGATTTGTAGACCTCCACCGGATCAGCGCCCTGCCCGATTTCGTCTAGCGGCATCAGCGCGTCGTTGTGTGCGGCAGCTTCATTCGCCAGCCCCAGCGCGGTACCGTACCAGGTAAGGCGCAATACATCAGGATTGCCGTAGAGACTGGATGCCACATTGGCAGTGGTGGTCTTACCGGCGCTCGACTGCTCATAGAGATGGATACCAAAACCATCAGCGCCGGCAAGGCCAATCAAAGGAGCTGACAGCGCTGCAGCCACGCCAGTCATCATCGAGTAGTTGCCAAAGGCCAGACGTCCAACGCTCTCTCGCCAGCTCTCAACAGTACCGCTGGTGGTATAACCGGATGCGGCAGAACTTCGTCCGTTAAACAGCACCGGTTGATCTGGAGTACCAATGATCTCGCCATCCGGCATGATGTAGGCGCCACACTGCCAGCCCGTAGCATGCGCAATGCGCCATACCTCACCATTGGCACAGCTCTGCAGCCAGTCGGCCAACGTTGCACGTAAACCACTTCTGGTTGTGACGTTCAACCCACCAGCCTTAAGCGTTCGCCAGCCTTCGCGTTCACCAATATCAGCAAATGGTATTGCCTGGACAGTATCCCCCTTCGAACCGAATGGGCGCCAGCGCAGGATCAGATACCGGGTTTTACTGTCATCTATGCCAGTGCCTATGACCTCCAGAGCAGAACACAGCCAGCTTTCGCGGGTAGTTATTTCCCCGGTATCTTTGTCTGATTTGGGTTCAACCCAAAAAATACCGTCAGCTCGGCTTTCAACATGTGGCTTCAGGTTGTCACTATTCGCAGATTTATTGGCTTTCAGAATTGATGTCGTTGTGTGCTCGCCCTGTTCTCTGAGCCTGGCCAGATATTGCCTCCAGTTTTCCGGTTTTTGGTCAGGAATTCCCTTATATAATTTCGCTTCCAGTACACCTGCCTGAGCAAGTTTTTCCCCAATGGCATTAATCATTATTGGCTCAATGCTTCCAGCCAGATAAACACGAGCACTGCGACGCCCTTTATCAATAATTTGCAGGTTCTCCAGTTCCGCCAGCTGCTTCGGTCCAAGATAAATGGGAGGTGTTCTGTCCTCAGCGACTTGTTTACCCATGCCCTCTTCCCATCCTTTTGCATGTGCATACGCATCGGTTCCAGCAAAAATAACTGCTTCAGTAAATTTTTCTTTTGGCAAATGTTTCAGGTTAGGTGCCAGTTTCATTGACGCTTCTCCCGATGTGCACGCAAGACGTAATCAGCAAGTTCTTCATCCGCCGTTTTAATCGTTTCTGGTACATCCTGGAGTAACGAGATCAGAGCACAAATTAACTGCATATCCCGTTCAGATGCTTTCGTGCCCTCTAACCATATTGAGAGCAGTGCCTGTGCTTGTTCAACACGACATTGGGCATCAATAAGCTGCATATCGCTCATACCCTGACCTCCGCATCAATTCTGACCATATCGACAATCGCCAGGACTTTATCCAGCCAGCAATGCACAACGACTGCTTGCTCAACGTCGAGGTATGGTGATAAATCGGTCATTACATGAACTAACCCATTACGAGCGCGGGCCATACGTTCTGCGGTACGCTCTGCCAGAGTAAAATCTTCCGGATAAGGCTGCACACGGGATAGCGTCGCCTCGGCCTCAAGTTCGGCAGGATGGCGGTATATAGCGTTTATATTCATTTGCCCGCCCTCATTTTTGATTCTTTGACGCAGTCAGAACGACACACACCCGCATTCGCTACGGTATCGTTAAGCGCCAGCACCACCTCACCAACCGTACCCAGCATTGCGCCTATTTTGCGCATGTCTCCCTTTGCGGTCTCCTCGGTGTAGTTGTTATTGTCCGTGGCCCAGAACATCAGACTTCCAATGGCACTAATGCCGAGCAACAAATCACTCACAGCCTCATCCATGCGGTTCTGAATGCCTTCCAGCTCATCAACGGTGGCGCCTTTGCCGAATTCGTGGCGAACTAAATCGTTATACAGGCTCATGCTGCCACCTCCTGTACGCGTGTAATGCGAACGTGGCTGAGACCTTCACGCTGCGCCTGAAGCACTGCGTGGGCCATTGCTGTTTTAGTGTCGCTGGATGTGAGTTGATAGCCGATGCCAACGGTTAAACCGCGCTTATTAACGGCGTAGCCGGTGATGCGGAAATTGTTACGCATGAGCCACCTCCAGACGGATGCGACCAGCGAAAAAGCAGACATGATCGCGAGCCAGTGAACGGCGGGCGTCACGTTCAGACGGTGCGGCGATATGGTGAATTTGGGCTTTAATTGTCGTCATATCGCGGCGAACAGCGGCGATAATCCAGATAAACTGCGGATTTTGGGTAGGGGTAGTAGCCACAATGGCAGCCTCCTTGTACTGGGGATTAATCCCACCACCGGAAACGCCAATTTCACTGGTGGTGAGCTGAACAGGGTTGGCGTAACCGGCGTACAAGGTAACCGGCGCGGATTTCTCCGCCCCCATCCAACTCACCATAACTCTGCAAGCGGCACGGATTATAACCGCAGCGCTGAAAAAAGGGTGAGCGAATGTGAGGACACAAAAAAA